TGTCGCTGAAGACGATGATACGCGCTTCCTTCCCAGTTCATGGGTGATTGGCGTCCATATCCCTGACACGGGCCTGTGGGAGTCCATTAAGAAGGGTGATATCAACGGGTTCAGTATGGAAGCTCTGGTCACCCGTCATGATATGGAAGTCGAGGTAGAGATACCTCCGGTTGTGACCGGGATGACCAGTAAGTCCGAAGATCATCAGCACAAATTCTTCGTCACGTATGATGCGCTTGGGCAATTCAAGGGTGGCATCACCGATACCATAAATGGGCATTTTCATTCCATCGTGGCAGGCACTCATACCCAAGATGCGGCAGGCCATCGGCACCGCTTTTCCTCTGTCGATAACGTCCGCATTGTGAGTTAAAATCATGGCACGAATGAAGTTGAAGCAGTTGCGTGATGCCGACGTTCGGTATATCTCGCTGGTGGATCGAGCCGCCACCCGCATTCCCTTCCGAGTACTGAAGCGTGACAAGGAGAGTAAGATGGGCATTGATCTGACGAAGGTGTTCAAGTCGGATGGCACCGGGAAACCGTATGTTTCGGCCTTGGTGGTCTTTGCCCAGAAAGATGACGCGGCTGGGACGCAGATTCATGACGCGATCAAGGCACACGGTTTCACTACGGAGCGCGTCCAGAAGTCCGACGAAGGTGAAACGCTCGTGTTCGCACAAGCCGCCCAGTCTGGGGAGACTCAGATCGTGCGTCTGAGTGACCAGTTGCTGGTCAACGTGTCTGGCCTGAAGATGCCAGCGGGCTGGATGGGCGAGATGATCGAGAAGCAGGGCTTCTTCCCTGATCTCAACCTTGCGACCGAGGCGTTGTACGAACAGGTCACCATGGTGTCCAAGTCGGAGACGCCACAGGAAGATGCCTCAGCGGTGCTGGGCAGTTACGCCGCGTATCTGGACCAGATGATCATTCTCCCTTCGGCATGCTTCAAGCTGGACGAAGTGATTCGAGAGATCGTTCAGAAGTGCTCGTGTGAGGAAGCGGAGAAGGGTGAAGTCAAGCCGGGAGAAACACCCGCTGAGAATCCCGCCGCCAAGTCCATCAAGGAAGAGTCCGAGGCCGACAAGAAGAAGCGCGTCAAGGACCACCCGCCCGCAGAGATGGCCCCGGTTGACGAGGAAGACGACCAGAAGCCGCCTCCGGATGAAACCTACAAGGCTGAAGTGCTGGCCGCATTGACTGGGCTCAAGGACACCATCACGTCACTGAGCACGAAGGTCGAGGCGGTTGCCACGGAGCAAGGTGAGCAGAAGAAAGTGCTTGACGAGGTAGTCAAGAAGGCTGACACTCTCAACGAGACGTTGGAGTCCACGGTGAGTGCGCCCCCTGTGCCCGCAGATCGTCCGCGCACGGATTCACGGATGCGAGTGGATAAGAGGGACGACGATCCACGGACGGGTAACTTCGATACGGCCTTCCTCCGTCGTCGCCGGTAGGAACCGTTTAGTTCTTTCAACAACGTTTTGAACGAGGAGAGAGTCCATGACGAACGAGGAAGTCATTCGGAAAGCGGATCTCGCACTGAGTGATCTGGAAACGGCAGGCAAACTGAATCCGGAGCAGACCGACCGGTTCATTCGGACGCTGATTGACCAGCCCACGCTGCTGGCCGCTGTCCGAACGGTTGCCATGGGCGCTCCCCAGATGAAGATCAACAAGATCGGCTTCGGGTCGCGCATTCTGCATCCCGCAGTAAGTGCCACCCCACTGCCCGATAACCTCCGGTCGAAGCCTGACCTTGGACAGGTGCAGTTGGAAACCAAGGAAGTCATCGCGGAAGTCAACATTCCGTACGATGTGCTGGAAGACAACATCGAGCGGGGCAACATCAACGTGCCGATGCAGACCGGCGCGGGTGGGTTGCATCAGACCATCGTGGACCTGATTGCGGAACGTGCCGCACTCGACTTGGAAGAACTGGCGATTCAGGGCGACACCACGAACGTGGCCGATCCCTATCTGGCCTTGCAGGACGGCTATCTGAAGATGGCGACTGCCAACGTGGTCAGTGTCGGTGGAGCCTTTGACAAGGCAGCGGTGAAGCAGGCTCTCAAGACCATGCCCACCCGCTATCTCCGGAACCGAGCGGCGATGAGCCACTTCGTCTCGATTGACAACGAGACGGAGATCCGCGATCAGTACGGCGCACGGCAGACGGCACTCGGTGATGCCCAGATTCAGGGCATGCTCCCCGTGTACGTCTACGGGTCGAAGGTGACTCCCGTGGCGCTCATGCTGGGCACCAGCGGCCTGTTCACGGATCCGATGAACCTGATCTTCGGCATCCAGCGCAACATCATGATCGAGTACGACAAGGATATCCGCGCCCGGGTGTTCATCATCGTGCTGACCGCTCGTATCGATTTCCAGATCGAGGAAGCGAACGCGGTGGTGAAGTACACGGGCATCACGGGAAGCCGGTAAGCCTTCTGGTTATGTAATTGCATCACGTATCCCGGGAGGTAGCAACGTGGCCGAAGAAAAGAAATCGTTTGAGAAGAAATTCGAAGAGAAGAAAGAGATCGTCGGGGCGGGAACACCGATGACTCCGGAAGAAGTGCAGGAGAACGAGCGGCAGTTGGAGCGGGAACGGAAAGAGCGGGAAGAGAAACAGCAAGTGGAACGGAATGTTCCTCCTGACTCCGAGATGAACCAGCCGCCCACTCCGTCGCATCCGGAAACCGTTCGATCCGCACGCGCAACAGAGCAGGAAAGCGGCGAGTCCAAGGCAAAGCGCGTGGACACGGCTGACGTCGATCCCGCTGGCGAGAAAGCTCCCGCTGGCTGGGGCAAAGCGCCCAAGGTCTTCGTGATGACCAACGTGGATGGCGAAAAGCTCTACGTCACCCTCAAGCAGTGGGCGAAGTACGGTCAGAAGCTCCGTGCGGCTGGCTGGACGACTCCCGAGTTTGCCGAAGGGGATCCCGGGGGCAACGAGGAGATCCCGCAGAATGTGGACTGGGGGAAGGACTCACCCGAAGAGGCGTTGTACAGCCCGAGCGGTTCTGCCGCCACGATGCCGAAGACGAAGCTCGACACCACGCCTCCGAAGAAGTAACAACCGTTCACCACGGAATTACGAGGGGCCAAGTCACGGCCCCTCATTTTTTGCAACTGATTGCACAGCACAAGGAGTGTGACGAATGGCGCTACGCACTGAGAGACAGAAGACTTCGACTGACGAGACGACCGTCTTGGAACTGGCGCTCTACAAGATCTTCACATGGCAAGACCGGAAGTTTGAAGCAGGCAAGCCCTATCGATTCCGCAACGAAGATGCCATCGTGCTGATGGGCGAACGGGATCATGACCGACCCATCTGGAAGCTGTATCGGCCTCCGGTGGTGCGGCAGTCCACCCAGCCGGTCATCGTGGATGCGACCAGCATACAGCCTACACCTCCCATGAACGAATTCGGTGAGCCTGTCACGCCCAAGGAACAGAAGCGCATCGAGATCGGGGATGACAGCGAGATCTCCGACATTCTAGAACAGGCCGGTTCTGAAGGGGACGTCACGGTCTGACATGCGGCAAATGCCTCTGTTTGTCGATCCGCAGGATGTGATTCTGCGGATGCAGTTGGACAAGACGCTGACCGGCATCGAGGATGTGGTGGCGTCAGGGATTGCTGCTGCCCAATTGCATGTCGAACGGATCATTGACGGGCATCTGGCCAGACGGGCACAGAACTGCGGGTACTTCATAGACGCAGAAGCCTTCTCAGGCATCTCCCCGGGCGGTCTGTACCGTCTAGAGGTACCGAGTGGGTTGGTGCGTCAAGACGTGCCACAGGTCATCACAGCGTCTGACGGAGCCATCTACGGTCCCTTCACAGGCTCCTACGCGGCGGTTGACCAGTCGCTGATGAAGATGGACCACAACCGGGGCTACCTCTACGTGGATGCCCAGACGTATGGCAACCATCACGTCAAGCTCCAATGTGTGACCGGCTTCGAAGACGGCACTCGACCCCTTTCGATAGAGGGTCTGGACGTCTGGTCGGACACGGTGCAGTATGAGCCGGGTCAACAGGTGCAGTACAACGACGTCGCCTATACTTGCACGGCTATTCCTCCCGTAGCCGCCTCTCCCCTCCAAGCGACCTACTGGACGCCTGCTATGGTGCCACAGGAACCCCTTCCTGACGCCCTCTACGAAGCCATCATGTCACTGGTCCCGATGGTGTTCAACGCTCAGCAGACCACCAATCGGAGCGATGAAGCCAAGAACCAGTATGTGACCTTGACAGACCACGCCAACCTCCTCCTCCAACCCTACGTCCGCACACAGGGCTTTACCTTCCGGTCGATATGAAGCTCCTGACTGTCTCGGTGCAAGGCCAGCCGGGACTCCTGAAATCCATCGCTGGATTGAAGGACGCTCTCGATACGCGGAAGATCTTGGATGAAGGTGCCGCCGTCATCTACAACCGGATGCGAGCCCGCTTCTTAGTGGAGACGGATCCACTTGGGAACAAATGGCCCCCCAGTCAAGCGGCCCTCCGTCGTGCCCGTAGTGGTCGTGGTGGCGGCACTCTGTTTGATACTGGTAAATTGTTTCGTAGTATTCAGTTGTACGCCGACAGTATCAACACCCGAGCGATTGGTACCAACGTCACGTCACCGACTGGCTTCCCCTATGCGGAGAAACATCAGTTCGGGATTGGGTTCCCACAGCGGCAGTTCTTAGGCTTCGCAGATGAAGATCTGGATATGATGGTGAAGGTGATTCTCCGTCGTGTGGCCGCTGGGCTGAAACAAGGCACGGTGCCATGAGCAAACTCACCGACGTCCTTGAAGAAGCCAGCACGAAATTGCTGCAATTGAATGCACCACCCGTCAACCTCACGGGCAAGGTGGTCGTGGCTTATGACGAGAACGATCTCCTTGACGTGCTGAAGGGTGTGAAATCGTATCCGGCTGTCGGTATCATCTACGAAGGCATGCGCTCCATGTCCGAGCCCGGGCCAACTGCCGTCGTGGGCCTCTCGTGTGAGATCATTCTCGGTTTCGTGTTAGTGGAGCGGGGCGATGAGATTCACCGCACGGGCCAGAAAAAAGTCCGAGCGATAGAATATCTCGATGCGATGCGCTTGCAGTTCATGGGCAAGAAGAGTGACATCACGAAACACTTTTGGCATTTCGTTGTCGAGAGCCCAGCGGCTCTGAGAACCGGTGCCGTGTGCTGGGTACAGAGATGGTCACTACCAGTCCAGCTACCCCATCAACCCCGCTAGTTTCCTGTATCCTTCCTACCAAGAACCGTGCGGCGTACATCCCGCACGCCATCCGGTGCTTTCAGTCACAAACTTACCCGAAGAAAGAATTAATCATCGTAGACAATGGAAACGATGATACGGCCTATCTCATCCCTGCTGATCCGAATATCAAGTATGTCCCGGTTATGGGTGAACATCGTACCGGGGATATGCGGAACCTGTGTGTGCGGCATGCGACGGGAGACGTCATCTGCCACTTCGACTCGGATGACTGGTCCGCGCCTGATCGAGTGACGGATCAGGTTACTCGTCTGGGTACGTTCGGGGTGGTGACTGGTTACCATTCGATGCTGTTCTATGACCAGCGGGATGGGGTGTGTTACTTCTGGCAGTTACGACATGCGTCCGTTCAGTATGTCCTCGGCACTTCCTTGTGTTATCGCCGGGAGTGGTGGCGGCACCATCCGTTCGAATCGCTGCAAATCGGTGAGGATATCCGTTTCTACCGACAAGCTCTCCGAGAAGCCCACCGACTGGTGCCCATCGCGCCCGCCCGACAGTTGATGGTGGCCCGAGTGCATGACCAACAGACGTGCCCGAAGTCATTGGGCGGGACCAGCTACCAACGAATGCCCCCAACAGCCCTCCCCAAAGAATTTCCATGCGCTTTAACCTCATAAGCAACATCGCCAATGGGGTGGGGCTCCAACAGGACTATGAACTACTCCGTCGAGAGCTAGAGAAGCGTGGGCACACGGTCCAAGGCGTCCAGTTCAACGCCAAGCCTTTCCTCATCACGCCTGCGGATGTGAACATCTTTTTGGAGGTGGTCGTTCCTACGGCCTTCTCAGCGGCCAAGCAGCAGTGGGTGGTGCCTCACCCCGAATGGTGGTTTGAAGGGTGGGGAGACTACCAGTGGGATTTGGTACTCGCCAAGACCCATGACTGTTACAACATCTTCGCCCCAAAGTTTGGGCCACGGTGTCGGTATATCGGCTGGCTGGCGAGAGATCTCTACAACCCTGATATTCCCCGGGAGCGACGATACCTCCATGTGGCGGGGAAGTCTCATTTCAAAAACACCACAGCCGTCCGAGAGGGATGCCAGATTGCTGGGGTGCCGTTGACACTGGTAGCTGAGCCTACTCGCGTGACTAACACCCATCTGGCTTTCATGATGAATTCGCACTTCTGTCAGATTATGCCCTCAGCGTATGAAGGCTATGGGCATGTGCTTCATGAAGCCTTGGGGGCAGGACAGATTGTGATTACGACAGATGCGCCTCCGATGAATGAATTGACGCCCACGGTGCTTGTGAGGAGTGAAGGAACACGAAAGCACCATGCGGGCCTCTTACACAGCGTATCGGCACGCGACGTCGCCCGGGCGATTCATGTGGTGATGAAGATGTCCCCGTCTGAGGCCCAGCAATGGTCTGACCGAGCACGGGCTCAGTTCCTCCAAGATGAACAGGACTTCCAATACGCCTTGTATGAGTTACTGAAATGACGCTAATAAAAGGGTGTGGTTCATACTCGTGAAGGATATCGTTATCATCCCGACGTTTGAACGTCCGGAGATGCTGTGGCTGTGCATGGACTATCTCGCCGCCTGTCCAGATAGCCAGCATGTCCAGATCCGTGTCTACGTGGATGCTCATATCGGCCAACCTCAACCCCCTCGTGCCGAGATTAAGACAGTCTTAGAGAAATTCCCGCAGTTATCCATTCAGACGTATCTTCGTCCTCCTCATGCCTTTCACGGGAACAGCTATAACATTCTGATGGCCTATAAGGATGCGTATGAAACAGATGCCAGATACGTGTTTCTCATCGAAGACGATGTGATGATTCACCCCGACTTCTTTGCATGGCACTGGTATCAGCAAACGATGAAACCCCTTGGATGTAGCATTGCTGTCCTCAAGAATACGACACATGGCATCTATGCCTCGTTGGGGGTGTGTTTCCGGAGGGAGATACTGCGGTCTATCCTTCCTCACTGCCGCCCCGCGTATTTTCAGGATATGCGGAAGTATTGCCGAGCGCATTTCGCTCCGGCCAAGTTTGATTGCGAACAAGATGGGTTGTTCTGCCGCCTCCTCCGGTTTCAGTCAATTGTATGGGCGACGACGGCTCCTCTTGCCCAGCATGTGGGGTGGTATGGCTATCATCGGCGGAAGAGTATCCGTCCACAGGGCACGTTAGAACAACGGTATGCACAGGTCAAGAAAGCCTTGTCAAATAGTGAGATATTGCGAGAATGGGTCAAAGATTTTCATGATATTAATCCCTTGCAAATGAGTGCAGACTGATGCACAGTACTGCCACAGCCCGACAGGTTGTCACGTTCAAAGGAGAACGCTGATGAGTATGGTAAATGTTTCAAACTTGGGGTTTGGTGGTACGGGTATTCCCGACGCTTTGCCCCAAGCGGTTGCCGAACTACAGGGCCTTCGAATGATCGTGGTCAACGGAGCCGTGAACGGAACACTGATGCCGGTCGCAGGGATGGATCCGGAAGATACGATTGCCGCCGTGGTTGATCTGACGGCACTGGCCTCCGTGGATCCCACGACGTGTACGGTGGGGGCTCGCAATGCCTCAGCCACCATCACCTGTCTGGCGACAGCCGTGGATGGGGACTCGGTGACGGTCAACGGCAAGAAGTACACGTTCAAGGACATCATCGTCCACACCAGCTACAACGCGCCTCCCGGCGTGGTCCCCACCGACATCACCCCCAGCGGGTCCAACCCCACAGAGATGGCCACGCGCCTTGCCAAAGCCATTATGTCCGGTGACAGCACCGTGACGGCCTCCGCCGCAGGCGCAATCGTGACGGTCAGGGTGCGTCAGCCGGGAACGGCAGGCAACTCCTACACGCTGAGTGAGCTTGGCAATGCCGTCACCATCTCTGGTGCCACGTTCGCGGGAGGCACTTCGACGGCGAGTCAGGGATTCACGAGCACGGTCAATCTGAGCACCAAGAAAGTGTTGGTGCTGTGGTATGACAAGAAGCCCGGTGCGGCTACCATGCCTCTGATGGCCCGAAGGGTTGAAGAAGTGGAAGAGGAAGGCCCTCCCCTGAAGGCCATGCGTTTCCGTGGAGGCAAGCAGGAACAAGTTGGTCCCGATGGTCCTCGTGAGGATGACGACGCCCGCGACGATGACGGCAGAAACGATGACGACAGAAACGACAAGGGTCGTTCGAAGCCGAGGGGTCGTTAACCAGTAGCTGCAAACCTGCTAGAGGACAAGGGAGAATAGCATGAGCACTTTCGATGCGGCCAACTGGTATTTCAGTGGCCAAGGCGTCATCATGGTGGGCCGAAGGGATCCTGTCACAGGGAATCCGATTGGCCTCCGACCCATTGGCAACTGCCCCGACATGCGGATCACGACCGCAACCACGGTCGTCAACCACAAGGGGTCACAGGATGGGCAGCGTGCGACAGACGCCCGCCTACAGACCGAGATCAACGTGACGTGTTCTATCACGGTGGAGAACTGGAATGCGAAGAACCTTGGGGAAGCCACCCGAGGTGCTGATACGCTCATTCCAGCCGGGTCCACGGTGGACGAAGACATCATGGCCTATCCCGGTCTGGTGACGTCACTTCGGTATGTCACGGTGTCCAACGTGGTGGTCAAGCAGGACGCCACGCAGTTGGTGGAATACACCGATGGCACTGTGCCGTGGGACTACAAGCTGAACAAGGATGCAGGCTCCATCATGCTCAACGATGGCATCCTGATCGAA